GCTTGCACCGACTGCAAATATCGAGATGTTAAACACGTCAATATTGTTGCCGGTGTCGGTTAGTGTTGTGCCAACAATTGAAAAAACGTCACACGATGCGGAGCTGACTGTCGTGCCACTGCGGGCCGCTATTCCTCCGGCGGGTGTCTTGATGATAACGCCGTGCTCGCCGCTTGAGCCACCGCCGCCACCACCGCCAACCGGTTGCCGCCCCGGAATGATCTCAGCCCGTCCGCCAATCAGCCCTGCAAGGCTCTCAGCGTCGGTCAAACTGAATCCGTATGTTCGGCTATCCTTTGCCACTATGGCTTCTCCACGCCGCTAACGATCGGCCGAAACGCAAGCTTGTTCGTTGCGGTCGCGGTCCCAAGGATTGTCGAATAGTCGCTCGATAAAAGATCGCCAATCGGTGCGATTGCTCCAGCGGTCCGCGAAACAATGTAGGTTTCCCCGACCGTCAGCGTAGCCCCGACGTCGATGTCGCCGCCCGGCAGCATATAAACCACGTCTTGGTCCGCCGCCGTTGCTGGCGTTAGGACCATTGCTCGGCAGTTCGCTTCGGCCGCTGTGCCGTCTGATTGGCATTTTTTTAGCTTGCCCGACGTGTCGAAGTATGCCGGGTCAGCATGTGCCAACGCTTCGCCCGATTTGCCCATCGATACGGGCCCTGCGCTCATCGGTTTAACGTTTGCCGCGGTACGTGATAGATCAGCCATGCCTACCTCAGAAACGTGTTGAAATCTATTGTTGCAAACTTGTCAAAGTATCTTATCGCTGGTGCCGTCCCTGCGGTTTGCTTTGCCCCGCTTCCGTTTAGTGCACCCTCGATGACGTTGCCGTCAGCATCGGTGTAAGCTTTTAGCGTGCCGGCGTCTAGGTAGACGGTGCCGGTATCAAGCCGCTTATCTCGCCAGTCTCGAAGGTTGTAAATAATTCGATACTGCGTTAGCCGCCGCAGCCTGCCGTAATAGAATCCAATCACTGACGAAGTGATTGTGCAAAGCAGGGTCTTTGCTGCTCGGCCTTTAAATGGTGTTGAGTTGACAACTTCGTCCCGCGTCAACATTTGTTCGTCTGATAGGCTTGCCGGTTCAAATTGAAAGAACTCCCACACTGGCAAGTATCGCGTTAACACTATGCCTTGCGGAAATGTTTGCCCGGCCGAATTAACGATCGCCACACCTGACGCATCGGTAAAACTCGGTTCCTGAACACGTTCCTTTTTCAGTTCATAAATCGGAACCCACTCTTCAGGAAATTGCGTGTTCTGCGATTGCTCTACCTCGCTTGAAAACTCCGCTGTCACCTCCCATAGTCGCCTATGCTTTGGGATGCGATCCGCCCCGAGTGATTGGCAAATCATCAAACCGTCATCGGTGAACGTCGTCATCGGGATCGGCAGCCCCGACGTTAGCAAAATGCTGCTGTACTGCGGATCATCGCTATCGGCCTCGACTCGGTAGCCCTGCGATTGTCGCCAAACCGGCCCGCCGTTTTTTATGGCCAGTTCAACGCTGCCGGTGATCGTTTTGCCCTGTAGCGTGTGTGCCATTACCCTCTACCCGGTAGCTTTTGGACCTTGTTTTCTTCAATTGCTTTTGTGTTCGCTTTCATTTCGGCAAGTAGCTTGGCCTGTGTCTCTGCTTGCACCCGCATGATCTCAATTTGCCTTTGAGCCTCTGCGATGATTTCCTTATCACCGGGAGGGATGTCGACCGGTGCGGCAACGCCAGCCATAAGTGCATTTGATTGCTCGGCAAGAAACCGCATCGCTTCGCTACTGCCAACCTCAAAGCCGCTAGGGCCTTTAGCTACGGCCATTCGGCGGTCCATCTGTGCTTGTCGCTGCTGTTCAAAATGTCGCTTGGCAGCATCAAGTGCTTGCTGTTGTGTGCGGTTCAGTTCTTCCTCTTGCTGCTTGGCCCGCTCCCTTGCTTGCTTGATTTGCTCGGCTGCAAAATCTGCCGCTTTCTTGGCAGCGTCGACAACCATCTTTGCGATTTCTTCCTGCCTTTTTTTTGCTTCCTCTTCTTGCTTTTTCTTTTCTTCAAGCAATGCGATTTCGGCACGCAAATCTGCCAAGTGCTTTCGCTGCTCCTCGTTAAAGCCTTTAGACGCATCCTGCAAAATTGCATAAGCCTCCGCGGTCATCGTCAGTTCGGCCCGCTGCATCATCAGGGCGTGAACCGAATCCATGTACGAGGCGTTAAGCGTTGCGGCTTGCTTGATTGCGGCATCTTCCATTTTGGCCGCCACCAGTGCCGCCGCATCGCGTTCTTTGGCAGCTGCGATTGCCATGTTCACACTGTCAGCAAGCCCCTTGAATGCCCCGGTCTGTGCAACTACAGATGCCTTGCTTGCTTCGGCTACTGGAATCGATTCTTCGGTTGCATTTTTGAGCGTCACGTATGCGGCTGCCGTTGCCGCCACTGCCCCGGCGATAATCGCCCAACCCGCGGGGCCGGTTAAAGCCACAAGGAACGTCTGTGCCAATGCCGCACCCATCACGGCGGCCTTCAACGCAATCAGCCCCTTAGTGATCAGCATGACGCCAGAAGCGGCCGCCACGAATGCCAGCCCGCCGGCGATAACGGCACGGTCTAAGGCAGTGAAACTGTTGACGGTGTCGGTAACGTAGCGGATGCCTTTTGTAATTTCGTTCAGGAATGCGGTGAACGTTGGCAGGATGTTTTCACCGATGGCGATAGCTAGGTCTTGAGCCGCACCGGACATTTGCTGATAGGATCCGGTAAACGTCTTTGAAAGCTTGTCGGTCATTCCGGCAAACTTGCCGGTTCCAGAGGTTGCTGCAACAAGTGCCTCTTGAAGCAAGCTAAACGGGATCAGCCCTTGCTCCATTTTCTTTGTAAGCTCTGGCATTGTCTCGCCAGTCAATTCGCTAATTGCTTGCAGCGCCCCAAAACCTGCCTCCTTCATTTGGAGCGTTTCCGTAGCCATCAATCGACCTGCTGAGTTAGCTTGGCCGAAGGCAAGTGCCAGTCGCTTAAACTTTTCTTCGTTTCCTCCAGTGACGTCAGATAAACGCCTAGCCGTGTCAATTGCATCCTTGCTCGATACGTTGTACATCATCAACGTCTTGACCGCTGATTGAACTCCGGTCAAAGACAGTGGCGAAGCAGCGGCAAGTTGCTTCATTTGCTGGATGATCTTTGTCGCTTCGGTTGCCGATCCGGTTAGCACTTCAAATTGAATTGCGGCCGCTTCCGCATCCGCCGCAATGTTGATAATAGACCGGCCCGTTTGCAGCCCGACGTAAGCCGCTGCCAGCCGCTTGATATTCCCAAGCATCCCACCCATCGTTGATTGGTCTTTCTTCGCCGCTTCATCCTGCTTGCGAATTAGTTCGTCATAGGATTTTCCAATTTGCTGTACGCCGCGAATGTATTGTTCGGTGGTAATCTTGTTATGAATGTAAGCAGCATCAAGCCGCGTTAACGATTGCTGATAGCGTTCGATTGGTGTCTTGGTCGATTCCATCACCTGATTGACGGTCCGCATCGTCGACGACATGCGCTTGCCCGCTTCGTAAACCTCAGAAGCGTCAGTAGCGATGCGAATGTTTAGGGCAGTTATGCTGGTTGTCATTTCATGCCCCACTTAGCCGCGAAAGCTTGTTCTGCGGCCTTAATGCTGCTGTTGTTCGTTGCTGCCGGCGGTTGATGCCAATTCGATGGCATGAAGTCCGCGACCCGTAGCGGCGGCTTAGGCTTAATCCCATTGCTGGCCGCGATCGTTGCCCCAAGTGCGGACAACTGTGCAGAGTGAACCGCATCGCGTTCGCATTCCCTGCCCCACGGTTCAAGCATGTAATAAGCCTCCCATATCGCTAGCGTGCGTTGTGACACGCTCGCTAGCCACGCTTCCGGGTCATCGATTCCGAGCGCTAAGCAGACTCGACAAGCGAGCCTTAGCGTAGCGCTCCTCGTTAGTTTCCCAACATCGCCTCAGCGGTGACGGCATCGCGATCAGTTAGCCGCCTTGCCGCTTGTGCGATTTTTTGGAAAACACCACCATCGAGCTTCGCAAGCTCTCCGGCTTCGTCATCGCTTAGCAGCCGATTGCCTTCGTCGTCGACCATTGACATAGCGACGTAAAGCCGTTCGGCTGCCATCAATCCCGCTTGTGACACTTGGCCTTTTTTGTCCAGCATCGTCAAGTTGTGACGCGTCATTTCTTCCTGTGTTAGGCTTTGAATCCGCACCTTCGCACCGTCGCCCAAGTCGACAACGTCAAAGCGTCGATTACAAAATCCCAATAGTTCAATCTTCGTCAGGCTCATCGTTTTCCTCTGCTTGCTCCGGGTACAAAATGCTCGGCGGTACTGACTCAATGCGGCTTTGCTTTTCGCCGCGGATCCGTGCCACTTCCGCACAAATTGCGGCACGGTCGATTTCGTGAAAGTGCTCAAAGAAAGAAACGTGTTTGCCTTCCTTTGGCACCCATCCGCAATGGGATCCGTTGACGACCAACGCCCACTGCGGAAATTCAATTGCTTGGCCCGTTAGCGAATAGCTCGCAACGTGCGGCAATAATTCGACGCTTAGCTTGCTCATGTGTAGCTGGGTCCGGTTGCGCCATCGAGTTTGATCGTCAGCGTGCCCTGACTGATCTGGTTGTTAACGAAAGTCGGGTAGCCCTTTTCGGTGACGAAGCCGGTTCCGCTAAGGCTCCGTGCAGTGGTCGCCGTTCCGTCTTTGGGGAACGTCAACGTCCACGTATCCCTGGCACCGATCGCCGGCGGGTTCGTGTTAGTCCAGTTGATCGTCACCGAGATTTCCGGCGTGTCCGCAAGGTCGCCAACTTGATACCTCATGAAAGTGGTCGTTTGCCCAAGCGTCGAAATGTCTAGGGCCTCAATTGATTCGCTGCCCCCGCTGATTTCGACGATGTCAAGCGAAGCGGTGTAAGTCGTAGCGGTAAGGGTTGCCCCACGTCCTGCGATTGGCATTAGGTAGCCTCCAAGTAAGTTAAGGAATAATCCTGTGACGAGACGTAACGAAGTTCGTGAGTGCCATCGATTGGCGATTCTGTAAAGTCATTTCGGCCGCTTGCCAACATCACGCAGCGGAAATTGACGCCTGAGTAAACGCCCAGCATGTCGAGTACCCCGCATGTGCGTATGGCTTCGCAGATGGCGGTACACGCTGAACGGCTTGCAGCATACGCCCTGACTTCGACAATCGCCTCTGCCATTCCTGCTTTGCTGCCGTTTATGTTTTCGTGGTGTAGCGTGCTTATGCGGTGATACGTGACCGCTGGCATAGTCGTCTTTTGCAATAGTTCATCGGGTAACATTCGATCGCCGATCAAAGCGGATACACCCGCTTGAGCGACAACGAAAGCCCGAAATGCTGTGCCAGCGTCAGCCAATTGAAAACCTCCGGGCCATATTCCTTTTGATCGCTCTCCGCATCGCGGTTACTAGTGCCCTGATCTGTTGCGGTCGTGTTTGGTGCGAAGCGTCTTCTAGGAACCGATTAGTCTTTGGGTTTCGATTGGCAGGGCTAAACGGCACCTTGCCCCAGAATTTTTGATACTTGGTGTTCCCGGTCGTGCTTCGAACATTTGGCGAAATGAAATTGACTTTGTTGCCCCACGGTCGCATCGGGCCGACCATCACGGAAACGACGGTCCCCATCATGTCGTCGAGCACTTTTGACGTGATGTGATCTTTTAATTGGTAGGGATACCATTTCGTGCGCGATGTTCCGTATTGCTTGTTCGATGTGCCTGTCCTTCGTCCGCTCGGTGCGATTTGCTTTGCTCGCCTTTCGACAACAGCCGCCGCCGCTGGCAGTCCGTGAGCGGTTGCCGCCTTTCGCACTTCGTCCGGCAGCCCATTCGTGAGTCGATCGATTAGCTTTTTGTCAAAGCCAACGATAATTCCAAATCTCGCCTTTGTTTTTCGTGGTGCCATTATTCGACCACCTTGCAGTGACAATCTAGGTAGCGGTCGCGGCCTTCGATCGGCTGCACAAAGACAATTCCAAACGCTTGGCCGTTGTAGAGGATGCGATGCTGCGGTGCGTATTCGTCGCGATAACGCACGGTGAATACTGCGTTGATGCCCTCGTTCACCTGCGACCCGCGAAAGACTTGACCGCCACTTACCGCGGCGTAATCTGCCGGTTCGCTTTGGTAGACCGTGGTCCAAGTTGCGATCGGTTGCCCAGCAGCGTCAACGCTGTCGACATGCTTCTGTAGCACTACTCGGTATCGCATGTTAGCGACACTGAAACGACGTGGGCGGCCGCTCATGGGTAGCTACTCCGCATGTACTGCCGTGCCAAATCGTCGTAGTGCCTTAAGTCGTAAAGCCCATCGTTGTCGCCGGGATTCTTGTCAAAGTAGTACACAACCAACGAAAGCATCGCAGCCTTAGCCATTGCCGGAACTTCCAGCGGATCCGATGTGCCTGCTGTGAAATTGACCGTCACCGCGTCGTATCTCGCAGAGGTGTCCGGCCATCCTTGCTCATAGGCAAGCCGCACAACGTTGTCATAATCATCGAACGTGTAAAGCGATGCCGATGCCGTTTGTGAGGCGTTGTTTGCATCGAAATAGGTAATTGACGACACTGCACTAACGCCAAGCGGCAGCAACTCCAACGGATCCGCAAACGCATCGAACACTTGCCGAAATGTTCCTGCGGTAGTTGCCCGCTGAGTATCGCGTTCCCATTTTTCACGGGCCGCCTGAATCAACAACGTAAGCCGCTCATCGTGTGTGCCGTCGCCGGTGCCGATGTTCAATGCCTGCTTGGCCTGCAATAGGCTCACCGGCTCGCTTGTCGGTTGCGTTAGTCGCTTCCATTTCGGGATTGTCAATTCCATTCTGTACGATCTCGCAAAATCCGCGGCGGGTCAGTAAGTCGGCTTGTCCCCAGGTCACTAAGTGGCGTTGATTTTTCCTAATCAAAAACCAGTCCCG